ATGAAACGGAGCGTCGGCAAACGATGATCGATCTGTCTCTGATTCCGCCGGGATTCCGGCAGGTCGTGGAACTCGTCGGCCCGACCGCCGCCATGGCGCTGGTCGAGCGGTACGGCGGCCTCGAGCTTCACATCCCGACCCGTTTCAGCGCAGACATGCCCTTGTGCGCCCTGGTCGGTCCCGAGACCGCCCGGAGACTGGTGCGAATGTACGGCCACACCAAACTCTACATCCCCCTGTGCCAGCGCGCCCTGGTCGCCGCCAGAAACGCCGAGATCCTGGCCCGCTACCAGGCCGGCGAGCCCCCGCGCTCGATCGCCCGGGACTGCCAGATGACCGAACGCTGGGTGTGGGAGATCATCCGCAAGACCCGGCGCGGGCGGGATGACGGCGATGGGGGGCAGGGGGAGTTGTTTGCAGGTTAAGCGCCTGGGGTATCATGGGCCTGTTTCGCCAAGCTGCTGATGATATAGGCAATGGCCACCACCTGGACGATATTGTTGACGAACGACATTCCCATGAACCGGAATGCCCAAACCCACGGCGTATGGGAGAAACCGGTTACCGCCAGCAGCGCCGTGACCGCCAGGTTGAAGATTGCGAACCGGTACAAGGTGAAAAACACGTCTAAATATCCCTTGCGCTGGTAACGCCGAAATGCCTCGCTTTGAGTCACCGCGAACAACACAGTGATGATGCCAGCGAGAAACCCCAGCATGGCGAAGGAAAAACCTGCCACAAGACCGGCAAATTCCTTTCGCGCCGGTAGCAGTGCCAAGGCCAACTCAGGATGAAGCCAGACGAGAGCGCTATAAATCAGATACAGCAGCGGGCCAGGCATCAGCGTCAAAGAAAGCACGGATAGACGCAACATCTTCTTTCTCAAAGCGTTTGTCTGCTTCATAGGTCGCAATTTTTTCCTGGAGCGTTTGGTTGGCGGAAATACGCTCCCGAAAGAGGTCTGGCAGACAACTTTCGTCATTTTTACCGTCCAGGCAGATGGAGTCGCTGACAATACCTCTGCCAGACAGGTAGTGATCGACCAGTTGGCCATGCAATTCCTCACGAGCTTTCACAAGGAATTTCTCGATCCCATCGTCAGGCAACTTCGTTAACACCTTGCTCATTGCTGATTTGATGTCCTGACGCCGTCTCGGCTTGATGACAATCTCAACGGGATGGCGGCGATGGGGGGCAGGGGGAGTTGTTTGGGGAGGGTTGACTTTGCGCCCCGATTCCGGTCTATACTTACCCTGCCACGGCAAAATCCGTGGCCGGGTTTGGCGACCCGGAACTCACAGGGCGTGAAGGCCGCCCAAAGCGGCTTTTTTACGTTCAGCACGCTCCCACCGGTTTCTGGCGGGGCCGTGCGGGAGCCCTTCGGGGCTGCCGGAGTCCCTGTGGTCCGGTTCGCCAACCCGTGCGGTGCCGCCTCCCATTCCCGCTTGGCGACGGGCGGAGGCGGTCAGTAAATTCTCACAGGGAGAACTGACCATGACTGATCTTATTCCTTTCTCTTTCCAATCTCATCAGCTACGTGTCGTTGAACGGGACGGCGAGCCTTGGTTTGTTGCTTCAGACGTTGGCACGATCCTGGATTACAGCCGCCCGAGGGATATGTTGCGACTACTGGACGAGGATGAAAAGGGGGCGCAGATTGTGCGCACCCCTGGCGGCCCCCAGGAGATGGCCATCATCTCAGAATCCGGCCTCTATCACGCCATCTTCCTCAGCCGCAAACCCCAGGCCAAAGCTTTCCGGCGCTGGGTGACGGAAGAGGTGCTGCCCCAGATCCGCAAAACCGGCGGTTACCAGATGGACCCGGAAGCCATCGTCATCACCAAGGACGAATACATCACCCTGCTCAAGGCCCAGGTGGCGGCGCTCAAGGCCCAAACCTCCCTCGGGCCAGGACCCCGCGCCTGGACGCCGGAGGAGGACCAAAGCCTCATCGATCTGCGTCGTCAGGGGTTGGGGTTCACCCGCATCGGCTACCAACTTGGGCGCAGCAAGGACGCCTGCCGCAACCGCTGGCTGAGAATCCAGCGAAACCAGGGCGACCTGTTCGCGGGAGGTGCGTCATGAGCGTTTCCAAACCCCCCCAGCACCGCCATGACCTGCTCGACCGCCTGGACGAGATCGCCACCTGTCTGGAGGCGGTGGAGAAGCTGCTGATTCCAGACCTGCCGCTCCAGGCCCACGACCGCGGCGACGTGGCCGTCCTGCTGGGCTTTCTGCGGCGCCAGTACCGTGAAACGCTGGAACGGCTTTACGCCGCCTGAAAACCGGGTTTCAACGCCCGTTTCAAGCCGCCCCTTCGGGGGCGGTTTTTCAATGCCCGACTGAACCCAATCCCTATTCGATCCCCCGTCTTCCGCCCCTAATCTCCCGGCATGGACGCCGAAACCATCATCGACCAAATCATCCGCCGCGAGGGCGGCTTCGTCAACCACCCGGCAGACCGGGGCGGGCCGACCAAGTACGGCATCACCCTGGCCACGCTGAGCCGCTGGCGCCGGGGCGATCCGGTGTCCCCGTCGGACGTGGAGGCGCTGACCGAAGCCGAGGCCCGGCGCATCTATCGGACCCTGTACATCACCAGGCCGGGCTTCCACATGATCGAATACGCCCCGCTGCGCGCCCTGGTGGTCGATTGCGGCGTCCACCACGGCGTCCGGCGGGCGGCCGAGTGGCTCCAGGAGGCCGCGGGCGTGCCGGTGGACGGCATCGTGGGGCCGGTGACCCTGAAGGCGGTCAACGCCGCGGACGGCCGCAAGCTGTATCGCCGGGTGTTGGCAACACGGGCCGGATTCTACGGCTGGATCATCGCCCGCGACCACGCCCAGGCGGTGTTCGCCCGCGGCTGGATGAAGCGTCTTGCCGAATTCATCGAAAACTGCCCATAAGGTGCCTCATGAAACGATTGATCCCGCTGATCGCCCTGATCCCCCTGGCCGGCTGTCAGCAGGCCCTGGTGGCCAAGCAGGCCGTCGACGCCGTGTTCGCCGAGGGCGTCAGTCTGTATTGCCGCCTCCCGGAGACGGCGCGGCTGGCCAACCGGGCCAGGATTGCGGCGAAAATCCACCCGAACCGCATCGAGATTCATTGCGCGAGCGACTCTGGGACCGGGGGCTGATATGCGGTTTTACACGGAGCTGGTGACAGAATTTCTGCCCGAGTCAGGAAAGCGCCGCCTGCTGCGCCCGCTGATCGCCGTCGATCCGGACGATCCCTGTCTGACGATCATCGTGCCGTGCGGGTTCGAGACCGATTTCGCCTCGATCCCGAAGCGCCTGCGCGGCTGGATAGACAACGACGAATCCTGGCTGGTGAGACCGGCCGTCCTTCACGACTGGCTCTACAGCGAGGGCGTCGGCACTCGCGCCCAGGCCGACAAAATCCTCTACCGCGCCGCACTTTCCGAGGGTGCGCCCCGGTGGGCCGCCTGGGTGGTGTGGGCGGCGGTGCGGGCCTTCGGCGGCCGTCATTACGGCAGGGAGGGCGCGTGAGCCTGGAGCAGATCCAACTGATCCTGACCGCCGTCAACATGGTGGGCACCGGCGGGGTGTGGCTCTACGTCCACCTCCAGGGCCGCCGCCGGGTCACCGAGGACCGCCTGGGCAAGATGGCCGACGACATCGACGCCCGCCTCGACGGTCACGGCCAGCGCCTCGCCGCCCTGGAGCAGGCCCGCGAGAGCGAGGTCAATCACGACCACCTGGCCGAATTGTGGCAGGCGTTCCGCCAGACCCAGTCGCTGCTGTCCGAGATCAAGGGCAAGCAGGAAACCTTCCATGACATGCTCAAAGAGCTGATCCGCCGCCAATGGGGGAGCCAATGACCGATCTGGAAACGCGATTCCGCCGTCACGCCATCCTGCGCATCCTGACCGAAGACCCCGACCGCAAGCACAACTGCCACGTGCTGCAGCGCCTGTTGGACCTGGCGGGCCTGCCGGCCTCGCTCGATTTGCTGCGGGCCGAGCTTTCCTGGCTCGGGGAAATGGGCCTGCTGGAGACCGACGACGCCTGCGGCATTCTCTGCGCCCGCATCACCGCCCGCGGGGTGGACGTGGCCCTGGGGCGCGCGAAAGTGCCCGGCGTCGAAAGCCCGGGCCCGGCCTGATGGGACGCAAGAGCACCGTGGACCTGCTGCCCCCCGACATCCGCCAGCGGCTCGAGGCGCTGCTGTCCGATCCCCGCATGACCCAGCTCGAGATCACCGAGGAGATCAACCAGGTGCTCGAACGCCACGGCATCGGCCTGCGCCTGTCGAAATCCGCCGTCAACCGCTACGCCCAGCGCATGAGCGCCGTGCTGCAAAAGATGCACGAGCGCAACCAGGTGGCCGAGATGTGGCTGGCCAAGTTCGGCCGTATTCCCCAAGGGCAACTGGGCCAGCTCATCATCAACATGATCCACGGGCTGGCCTTCGAGGCAGGTTTGAAACTGCACGACGGCGAGATCGACCCGGACGAGCTGCCGGAACTGGTCCAGATGCTGCGGGGGCTGTCGGTGACCATCGAAAAGCTGGAACGAGCCGCCAGCCTGAACGCCGAACGGGAGGCTGAGATCCGGGAAGCCGAGCGCCGCCGCGCCGCCGAAGAGTTGGCGGCGCTGGAAAACAAACCCGGCCTGGACGCCGAGACGATCAAAAAGGTGCGCGAGGCCCTCTATGGCGCCTGACCCGGTCCTGCTGCCGTACCAGCGCCGCTACCTCAAAGACGCCAGCCGGTTTAAGGCGGGCATGTGGTCGCGCCAGACCGGCAAAACCTTCACCACCACCCTGGAGGCGGTCATCGACGTCCTCGAGGCCGAGGCCGCCGGAAAGCAGCGCCGCTGGACCATTCTCTCGGTATCGCGCGACCGGGCGCTGGATGCGATGGAAAACGGCGTGAAACTGCATCTACGCGCCTTTCAAGCCGCCTTCGAAAGCCTCGACGCGCCGTTGGAGGCAGACGAGCTGGCGCACCTGGTCCGGCTGCCGGGCGGCTCCTATATCCGCGCCGTCGCCTCCAAGCCCGCCACCGCCCGCGGCATGAGCGACAACCTGATCCTGGACGAATTCGCCCATCATCAGGACAACCGCGCCATCTGGACCGCCCTGTTCCCGGTGATCTCCCGCCGCGATCTGAAGCTGCGGGTGATCTCGACGCCCAACGGCAAGGGGGACAAGTTCTACGAAATCATGACCGATCCCGACTCGCCGTTCTCGCGCCACGTGGTCACCATCCACGACGCGGTGGCCGACGGCCTCGACCGCGACATCGAGGAGCTTCGGCGCGGCATCGGCGATCCGGTCGCCTGGCGGCAGGAGTTCTGCTGCGAGTTCGTCGACGAGGCGTCCGCCTGGCTCCCCTACGATCTGATCGACGCCTGCGAGGAACCGGACGCCGGGGAACCCGCGCGCTACGGCGGCGGCCCGTGTTACGTCGGCATGGACATCGCCGCCCGCGGCGACCTGACCGTCATCGCGGTCCTGGAGGACACCGGCGGCCGCCTGTGGTGCCGGGAGCTCGTCGAGATGCGCGGCGCTCCGTTCGCCGAGCAGTTGGCCGCCCTCGACCGGGTGATGCGCGACTACCGTGTGGTGCGCTGCGCCATGGACCAGACCGGCATGGGCGAGATGCCGGTCGAGGAGGCCAGGCGCCGCCACGGTCAATACCGCATCGAGGGCGTGCTGCTCACCGCCTCCCGCAAGCTCGACCTGGCCACCTGTCTCAAGGAAGCGATGGAGGACCGCCGTCTGGCGATTCCGCCGTCCCAGGATCTGCGCGCCGATCTGCACGCGGTTCAGCGGGTGCCCGGCGCCACCGGCGCCCCCCGCCTGGTGGCCGAGCGCGGCCCGGCCGGCCACGCCGACCGCTTCTGGGCCCTGGCGCTGGCGGTTTCCGCCGCCGGTCAACCGGTAGCGCCCATCGAATTCGCGTCCGCCGGCAAACGGGCGATTCCAGATGGAACATGGTTGGACGTCGATCCGTCAGGATTCGGCGGCATCCGGGGTCACAACGATTTCGAGGGATACTGACATGGCCGCCTACACCATCGGCAAAAACGGACTGATCGTCCCCCAGGATTACGCCGAACCCATCCCCGCCAGGCCGGAGATGGACCGGATCGCCACCTCACTGGACGGGCGCGACATCACCCTTGGATACGTCAACGCCCTGCCGCTCCTGCCGCCGACAGACACCGTGCTCCAGGCCCGTGGCGGCGGGGATTACCGCATCTACGAGGAGATCCTGCGCGACGACCAGGTCCAGGCCACCTTCCAGCAGCGGCGCCTGGCGGTGGTCTCGAGCGAATGGGAGGTGGTCCCCGGCGGCAAGCGCCGCATCGACCAGGCGGCGGCCGATTTCCTCTCCGAGCAGCTCGACCGCATCCGTTTCGACGCGGTCACCGACAAAATGCTGTTCGGCGTGTTCTACGGGTATGCCGTCGCCGAGATACTGTGGGCCCGCGACGGCCGCTTCGTGGTGGCGGACCGGATCAACGTCGTCAACCCCAGGCGGTTCGGCTTCACGCCCGAGGGAGAGTTACGCCTGCTGACGATGGAAAAACCGGACGGCGAGCCCCTGCCGCCGGCAAAATTCTGGCATTTCTCCACCGGCCACTGGCACGACGACGATCCCTACGGCCTGGGTCTGGGGCACTGGCTCTACTGGCCGGTATGGTTCAAGCGTAACGGCATCAAGTTCTGGCTGATCTTTCTGGAGAAATTCGGCATGCCGACCGCCTTGGGCAAGTATCCGGCCGGTACCACGGAGGCCGAAAAACAGCGTCTTCTGGAGGCGTTGAAGGCGATCCAGAACGATGCCGCCATCCGCATCCCGGACGGTATGCAGATCGAATTGATCGAGGCGGGCCGCTCCGGCAGCGCCGACTACGATGTCCTGGTGACCCGCATGGATGCCGCCATCGCCAAGGTGGTGCTTGGCCAGACAATGACCACCGACAACGGTTCCTCCCGCGCCCAGGCCCAGGTTCACTTGAAAGTGCGGCAGGATCTTGTCAAGGCCGACGCGGATCTCGTCTGCAACAGCTTCAATCTGACGGTGGCCAGATGGCTGACGGCCTGGAATTTCCCGGGCGCGAATCCGCCGAAGGTATGGCGCCGGATCGAGGAGGAGCCGGACCTGAAAGCCAAGGCGGACACCTATAAAACCATCTTCGACATGGGCTTCAAGCCCAGGTTAACGATGATTGAAGATGAGTTTGGCGGCGAGTGGGAGGGGCGCCAAACGTCTCCCTCGACGCCGGCGGATGGGCAGAATTCAGCCGCGCCCCCTCCCGCCGCTTGGCAGTTCGCCGAAAACCCCCAGCGTCCGCCTCACCCGGCCGATATGCAGGCCCAGACCCTGGCCACCCTCGCCGACGCCGAGGTGGCAAAAATGATCGACCAGATCCGCGTCATGCTCGAAAAAGCCAGCGGCCTGGAACAGTTCAAGGAAATGCTCCTGGCTGCCTACGGGGATCTGGATTCGGGCGGCCTGGTCGAGGCCATTGGGCAGGCGATGGCCGCGTCCCACCTGGCCGGCCGCTACGACCTGGCCAAAGGCTCGGGGCTCCTCGATGGCGAGAATTGAGGTCAGCCCAGACGGGGCCAGCATCGAAAACGCCCGCCTGCCGTTCGCCGAGCAGATCGCCTTCTTCCGTCAAAAATTAAGCAATCTGATTCCCACCCAAAGGTGGGACGACATTCTGCGAAGCGAGCACGACAAAGGCTTCATGGTCGCCGGGGCGATGAAGGCGGACCTTTTGGCCGACCTGGCCCAGGCTGTCGATCAGGCCATTGCCGAGGGCAAATCCATCCAGTGGTTCCGGGAAAATTTCTTCGAGATCGTCGCCAAGCACGGCTGGACCGGCTACACCGGCGCCGATACCAAAAAGGGCCGGGCCTGGCGCACCCGGGTGATCTACCAGACCAACCTGCTGACCAGTTACAACGCCGGGCGGCTGGCGCAACTGAAAGAGGGCGGATTCAAATACTGGATCTACCACCACGACGACTCGGTGCGCCATCCCCGGCCGCTGCACCAGGCGTGGGACGGGCTGACCCTGCCGGCCGATCACGACTTCTGGAAAACCCACTACCCGCCCAACGGGTGGGGGTGCCAGTGCTACATCTCGGGCGCCAGAAGGCTCGGCAGCGACCGGGACAAACCGATCGATCCCGAATGGCTCGAGACCGACCCCAAGACCGGGGCGCCTGTGGGTATCGACCGGGGCTGGGACTATATGCCTGGGGCGACGGTGGTCGATACGGTGCGGGCGCTGCGGGGCAAGCTGGACCGGTTGCCGCCGCGGCCAGCTATCGCTATCATTCAGGATTGGCTGGGGGCCGAGGCGTTCGCCGCCTGGCTCGACAACCCGCAAGGCAACTGGCCCCTGGTCCGGCTGCCTGACGAGGATGCCGGGCGCATCGGGGCGCAGACGACGGTGGCCGACCTGTCGCCGGAGACGGCGGCCAAGCAGAAACGCGAGCACCCTGAGCTGACGCCGGAAGAATACCTCCTGGCTCAGCGGGTGATCGATGGGCCAGATTACAAGCAGGTCGAGAAGAATCCAAAAACCGGCACCCAAAGTCTGGTTTACATCCAGGTTATCGACGGCAACGACAGTGGTGGTTACGTGCTGGTGGTCAAAGCCACCAAGAGCGGGAAGGGGTTGTTCGTGACCAGCTACCGTCGCCTGTCCCGGCAGGAAGCGGAGCGTGACCGGGAAATCCAGCGGATTTTGCGGCGGCGCAAATGAAAAATGGGGCGACACCTGGACCGCCCCGTGGGCGCTGCGCGGTGGGCTCCCCTGACCACCGACGGAACCTTTGGGCCCCAGGTCTGCCCTCAGCGGATGCCGGGAGACTTTGCCGCAGCGCCTTGCAAACATTATAGACCGATAGGCGACGGAGACGTTCCGTGATCCGCATCCACATCGACGACCGCCAGATTCAACAGGCCCTGCGCCGCCTCCAGGAGGCCGCAGGCGACCTGACGCCCGCCCTCGAGGACATCGGCGAATATCTCGCCCGCGCCACCCGCCAGCGTTTCGCCGACGGCGAAGACCCCGAGGGCAACCGCTGGGCGGAACTGTCAGATGCCACCATCGCCAGAAAGGGTCACGCCAAACCCCTGATCGGCGAGACCGGGCTGTTGAGAAAGATCCGCTACCAACTGGAAGGGACGGACACGGTGGTCGTCGGCGCCGGGGCCGAATACGGCGCCACTCACCAGTTCGGCGCCAGGAAGGGACAGTTCGGCAAGACCAGGAAGGGCCGCCCCATCCCCTTCGGCGACATCCCCGCCCGGCCGTTTTTGGGTGTCTCGGACGAGGACCGGAACGCCATCCTCGACATCCTCGCCGAGCATCTGGAAGGCGCGATCTCCCGGCGCTGATTTCAGCGTTTTCTGATGAGCGATTCTAAGGCGATTTCAGCGCCGTTTTCCGTTTTGGGTATCCAGACCTATTCATGAGCCGTTTTCGCGGCGCTATGGAAAAATTAAACACGGTTTAAACGGGGTCTGGAATCGTCGTCCCAGATTTCCCCGGTCTGATTTTGGCGGGTATGGAAAACTGCCTCTGGATGGAGGGGTCTGAGCAACCAGAACCGACTGGTTCTGGGGCGGATCATTTTTTGGGGTCGGAACGCCGCGTTTCTTTTTCATAACGCTCGATGGCGGCGCAAATGTCTTCGCCGACGCGCCGCCAGTCCTAGGTCAGTGCGTCCTGAACCGTGGCAGGCCCCGGCACGCGGATCACCCGCGCCTTCACCGGCGCCATCGTTTCGACATGACGCAGCATGACCGGTGCGGCCAGCCCCTTTAGGAAACCGTGAGCGAATGCTTGTTTGGCGCTGCGCGTGAAATCGATCAGGTACATGAGATAATCCGCAACTTGGTTTAGGTGAAGTATATATCCCCATGGGGTTAAATTGAAGGCAAGCCTGTCACATGGTTTGCAACTGAACCTCATCCCCCTTCGCCCGCCCTCACGCCGCCTTTAATCTGGCGGCATGGACGCTGCAAACCTCATCGAAATCTTCCGCCCAGGCAGGTTCACCGCCCTGTCCGGGCAGACCCTGGAGTTCTCCGAGGCCGACCTTAAGGCCGCGGCTGACAGTTACGACCCCTCACTCCACGAAGCCCCTCTGGTCGTAGGCCACCCCAAGACCGACTCGCCGGCCTACGGCTGGGTGGAGAAGCTCGCCTACGACGGCCGGCTCAAGGCGGCCACCCGCCAGGTGGACCCCCGGTTCGCCGAGCTGGTCAAGACCGGCCGCTACAAGAAGATCTCGGCCAGTTTCTACCTCCCCGACTCCCCCGCCAATCCCATGCCTGGCGTCTACTACCTGCGCCACGTGGGATTCCTCGGCGCCCAGCCGCCGGCGGTGAAGGGACTCAGGGACGCCAGTTTCGACGATGCCGGTCAGGGTGTCGTCACCCTGGAATTTTCCGAACCACCCACTCAGGAGCCCGACATGGCAGACAAACCCACAGACAAGCAAACCACGCAGGATGTCAGCGCCGCCGAGTTCGCCGAACGCCAGGCGGAATTGGAGCGCAAGCGGCGCGAACTGGAGGCGAAGGAAGCTGAGTTCGCCGAGCGCGAGAAACGCCTTGTGATGCAGGAGGCCGCCAGGCGGCAAAAAGAAACCGCCGATTTCATCGAGAAACTGGCCGCCGACGGCAAAGTGTTGCCGCGCGACCAGGCGGGCCTGGTGGCCCTGCTCACCAGCATCGACGACCAGTCCCAGGTGGAATTCGCCGAAGAGGGGCAGGTGGTCAAACAGCCGGCCATCACCTTCCTGCGCAAGTTCCTGGAGGGGCTGCCCAGGCAGGTCGACTATTCGGAGCGGGTGCCGCCCCAGGCCGATGGCGGAAATGTGGATTTCGCCGCCCCGCCTGGATACAGCGTCGACCAGGCCGGCATGGAATTGCACCGCAAGGCCGTCGCCTACCTGAGATCCCACCGTGACGTCGATTACGAGACCGCCCTGGAGGCCGTGAAATGACCGCAGTATCAAGACCCATCCTGACCCTGACGGTGGCCGCCTCGGCTGCCGTCGCAGCCCATCGTTTCGTCACTGTCGCCGGGGCCCAGGCGGGCGCGGGCGCCAACGCCATCGGCGTGACCCGGAGCGCCGCGTCCGCGGCCGGCGAACTGATGCCCGTGGACGCGCTGGGAACCACCATCGTCGAGGCCGGAGCGGCCGTGGCCCAGGGGGCGGCGGTCGAGTCCAACGCCTCCGGCCAGGCGATCACCCAGATCACCGGCGCCGTCCTTGGGCGGGCCCTGCAGGCGGCGAGCGCCGCCGGAGACCTGATCGAAGTGATGCTGATTCCGAACTGATAGGAGACCACCATGACCCAAATGACCACCGCCCAGGCGCGGGTGATCGATCCTGTTCTCACCAACGTCGCCCGTGGTTACCAGAACGCCGAGTTCGTGTTTTCCGCGCTGTTCCCAGTAGTCCCGGTGGGACAGCGTGGCGGTAAGATTATCACCTTCGGCAAGGAGCATTTCCGCCTCTATGAAACCCTGCGGGCGCCGGGCGCCAACGTTGCCAGGGCACAGGCATCCTATGGATCGGACAGCTACGCCCTGGAGCAGCACGCCATCGAGGAGCCGGTCCCGTTCGAACTGCTCGATGATGCGGCCGCGGTTCCGGGCATCGATCTGGGTCGCGGGGCCGTCGCGCGCGGCATGGACATCATCGGCCTGCGGGTCGAGAAGGCCGCCGCCGATCTGGCCCGCAACCCCGCCGGGTACGACGTCGGCAACACCGTGGCCCTTGCCGGCACCAGTCAGTGGTCCGACCCGGCCAGCGATCCGATCGCCAATATCGAGTCGTACAAGGAGGTCGTGCGCGGAAAGATAGGCCGCAGGCCCAACACCCTGCTGATCTCCGGCCAGGTGTTCGCCGCCCTCAAGACCAACCCGGCCGTCGTCGGCCGGCTCAAGTACACTCAGCGCGAGGTGGCCACCCCCGATCTGCTGGCGAGCCTGTTCGGTCTCGACCGGGTGGTCGTCGGCGATGCCATTTTCGAATCCGGCGGGACCATGGCCGACGTGTGGGGCAAGGACGCGATCCTGGCCTACACCGACACCGGCTCCCTGGACGCTGCGCGCCCCAGCTTCGGCTACACCTACCGTCTGCGCAACTACCCGATCGTCGAGCAGCCCTACGCCGAAAAGAACGTGCGCAGCTGGATCTACCCGACCATCGACGAGGTGCAGCCGGTGATCGCCGGCCCCGACGCCGGGTTCCTGATCCAGAACGCGGTCGCGTAAGGGAGGTGAAACATGGCTCAATATCACGTTAAACGCCCGATCATGGTGGATGGGGAGCGGCTCGACGCCGGCAGCACCGTGGATCTGGCCGCGAAGCTGGCAGGCCCCCTCGAGGAGATCGGCGCGGTGGTTCCGAAAGCGCCGGAATCCGAACCCGAGGCGGGAAAGCCCAAGCGCGGCGGTAAGCGCGACTGATGGCCTACATCACCGACCAAGACCTGATCGACTATGTCGGCGAGACCGAGGTGGTTCAGCTGACCGACCGGATCGATGCCGGGGTGATCGATCCGGTGGTTGTCGGCCAGGCTGTCGCCAAGGCGGCAGGCGACATCGACGCCGCCTGCTCAAAGCGCTATCAGGTGCCGCTGACCGCGGTGGACGATTTCATCCGCCGCATCGCCCTGGATCTGGCCAGGTTCTATCTGTACAAGGACGCGGCGACGGAGCGGGTGCGGGAAGCGTACACAACCGCCCGCAAGGACCTCGACGCCATCGCCGCCGGCCGCCGTTCGATTCCAGGCGCGGAATCGGCGGCGGTTGCCGGCGGCGTCGCCTACCAAGCGCCGCCGCGCGTGTTCACGGGCGACAGTCTGTCTGATTTCTAAACGTAGCAACGGAGACTGGATATGGGAGCGAAGACCGATCATTTCGAAGGCTGGGCCATCAAGAAGGCGTTCGGTGACGCCAAAGCGGCCGATGCCCCGGCGACCTGGTACGTGGCGCTGTTCACCGTGGCCCCGGGTGAGACCGGCGGCGGGACGGAAGTGTCCGGCGGCGGGTACGCCAGGGTGGCGGTGCCGAACGACAGCGTCAACTGGGATCTGCTGCCGGCAGGCGCCACCGACGCCAATCTGGATGGGGTGGCGGACGACGCGATCATCAAGAACAAGCTGGACATCGTGTTCCCGCAGGCGACCGTCGATTGGGGCACGGTCACCCACTGGGGGCTGTTCGACGCCGCCACCGGCGGCAATCTGTGGATCTACGCCCCGCTGACGACGGCGGTGACGATCACGGCAAGTTCGACGCCGAAGTTCGCCGCCGGGGCGTTGTCGTATCAGGAGGACACCTGATGGCGACGAAGTGGGAGGCGATCAAGCAAGAGCTCACGGCCGACCCGATCGGGGTCGGCTACGCCTCGATGACCGATCAGCAGGCAGCAGACGCGCTGAGCGCCAGGAACCGCGTGAGAAAACGTCCGCTGCCGACGCACGAGATCAAGAAGTACATGGTGCTGAACGATCTGTGGTTGCCGATCAAGCAATCAACGACCGCAGAGGCGCAGATTGCTTTGGACGCCCTGGCGACGTTCGAGTTTTTCGATGTGGCAGACGCGGCGACCGGAGCGCTGGTTGAGGCAAAGCTCACTTCTATCTTGGACGGTCTTATCGCCAAGGGCCTCATCACAGCCACGCACAAGACCGACATCCTCGCTATGGCCAACGAACCGATCAGCAGGGCGGAGGATCTGGGGTTCTCCCCAGTCACCCCGGTTGACGTTGCCAAAGCAAGGAGGTTGCCCTAATGCCACGCACGATCACTACCGTCCAATGGGCCGCTGCAAATTCGACCACTCTTGCGGCGGGAGCCACGGCCACGTCCGATGCCATCGCCCCAGCGGTCGGGTCGTACGAAGCCGCCCTGTCCGTCTCAGCCACGCACTCGGCGACTCCCGCAGCCGGAGATACCGTCGACGTGTACCTGTCCATCTCGTCCGACGGCACCGGGTACGACTCGGAGCAACCGGCGCAGCTCTACTACCTCGGCACCATCGACACCGCCGATGCGCTCACGTCGGGCGCTTCCCCAGGTGCCTTGTTCGTCGCGCGTAAGACGTTCACGCACCTGCCCCTTGCCCCGAGCAACTGGAAGCTGCACACAGTGTCCAACGCGGCCAGCAGTGTCACTATCGCTGCAGAGTACGCGGAGGTGTCGTAACCGGTGGCGTTGAAACCGCGTCGCATCGCCATCCCCCCTCGTGTCAAGCCCCACCTGCCTGTCGAGGTGGACCGGCGGCACCCTCTACTTAGGTCGTGCGTGCACGCCTGGTGGTTCACAGAGGGTGGTGGCCCGCGCGTCGCCGACGGCATTACGGGGCGGTTTTCGTCCCCAGCCGTGGGCGCTGTTGCCTGGAGCAGACGCGCTCCACATGGCGCGGAGCTAGTGTTTCAGCCAGGGGACAACAATTCTGTGGCCCTGCTGCCAGACGACTCCACCTTGCCGCTGACTGAATGTACAGTCCTGTTGGGGTATCGCAAGCTTGACACGACGTTTCGTGACTCATCGGCTTTTGGCGTTCAGTTTGGCTCTCCAAACGGACGCATCAACGCGCACTTGCCGTGGAGCAACGGGAATATTTATTGGGACTTTGCGGTTGGAAGCACTTGGAGCATCGGCAGGTTGTCAGTGTCCGGGCTGACCGTGGCGGATAACGACTGGGCGTTCCTGTCGTCTGTAACACGGAACAAGATGGAAATCTGGCAAGACGGTTCGTTGGCCGCATCGAAAACCGGAGGTGTCGCCACCAGGCAAGTCAAGAATTTGCCGTTCAGAATCGGGGATGTTTGGTACAACGGCACATCACAGCGAGCGGACTATTGCGCGTACCGCTATCTGTTGATATTCGACAGGGCGCTATCGTCGGACGAGATAAAGGCGTTTCGCGCCGACCCCTACGCCCCCATCCGCAAGCGCAGGGTGCTCGTGCCTGTCTCGCCAATTACGACGACAGATCTTTCCGGCGCGGCACAGTCATCCGCAACGGGCCAGGCATCGCTCACGGCCGACGTGCCTATCTCCGGCGCCGCGGTGTCCGTGGCGTCCGCATCCGGCGGGCTGGTTTCATCCGTCCCGCTGACGGGCTTTGG